TCGTTTTTGGTGATGTAGGATGCGAGCTGTGAGAAATCCTCTTCGTAGTATTTGCTTTTCTCCAGTTGTTCTGCATAGATTCCACCGTGTGGCCAACATTCCTCTACCCAGCGGATCGTATCCCGGCATCCGGTGATGACCATGTGAACGTGCCATGCTCCCTTGGTTCCTTTCTCAATGTTCCGGATCCAGCGCAATTCGATCTGTTCTTTCTTGTATCTTGTCCTTAGCTTGCTTATCAGATTCGTGAAATCCTTCTTTGCTTTCGCCATGTCCGGAGGTCTTGCCTCGACTCTGTACGTCAACGTCAGGAAGTAGTCCCCCTTTCCAAAGTACTCCAACAATCTGTGTCTGGCTGTCTCTGCTTTATTCATGGCGTTCACCACTGCCATCTGCTCCGGTGTAGGCTTTCTCTTCTTTTCTCTTGGCAGTCCCCTTGCTCCATACCTGCCATCATGGTATTCCTTCACCTCCAGGATGTCTCCTTTCCGGAAGGTGTGTGTTACTCTCTTCGTTGCCATCGTATACCTCTATCTTTAATATCTTAATCGAGTATTAAAATGGGGCAGAACCCCCGTTTTTCTTGACTTCCTGCCCCACAGATGTTAAGATAATAATGTCTTTAATATCTGCGAGACAAAAGTCTTGCATTCAACACTTCCGTTACCTCCGGAAGTGTTGTTTTTTTATCTGTTTTTCCAGCGTCCTTGCGATCGAATTCAGCGCGTAGAAGCTTGCTGATACAGCCAGTCCGATCAGGACGCGCTCCAGCGTTGACTCCGGTGCTTTGACCGATATGGAATATGTAATTGCTGCTCCGGAAGCATAGAAGAGTCCAACAAGCATTCCAACACCTGTGATAAACCTTGTTCTCCAAAGGCTCATTCTAATATGATGTATTCTCCTTTGTTCTTCTTCCTGGCGTACTCGTTCGCCTCTTCCCATGTCCCAGAGCAACAGCCCAGTTCCTGTGTTTTCGTCCATCTGATAATCCATATGTGGTCTTTCTCCCTTCTTCCTCGTTTCTGGCTCATTTCTCATTCTCTGACATAACTCTGTCCAATCCATTCATGAGGAAATCTTCATACTGCATCCGCTCTTCCTCTGATCTCAGATCCGGATAGATTGCCATCCGGATCAGCTCTGCTGTCTGTTCCCCGGTGAACTGCCAGTCCTTTTCCTTTTCGATCTGCTCAATCAGGCTGGATCGAAAAAACTTGATCTTCACTTCCCTGTTCGGAATGTCCTGCAATTTTCCCGGGATCAGACTCAGTAACCTTCTTTTGTATAAAGCAAATTCTCTCTGTTGCATTCCTTTTTCCTCCTTCCTTTTTTGTATGATGTGCACGGATAACAGCGGCTACGTTCCATACAACTGTTTCTGTGTTGACAGTAGCAACAATCCTCCATGCTTGTCCTTCTTTCCACCGCCTAAGCGGTTTTATCCTTTCTTGATCTCAGATGCTCGTTTATGATAGTTGATACATCATTGATCACTTTTTCATGCTCTTTTTCGCTTTTCCCCAGATAAGCAGAATCATCGAATTTATATGTGCATCCGCTTTCTGTCTTTTTGATCTCTACGATCACCTGCATCACCTCCTAGAAAAGTTTATGTGCTACGGTTTGTACTTGTTGCTATTTTCTATTTTTTCTCCTATACTTTCCTTACAGGCTCCCGCCAGAGCTGAGTACATACAAAGGAGTTTTTATGGATAATTCGATTTTATTAAGCCCTGACTCTTACGAACTTCTTAAATACATAAGTTCCCAGCCTAACTCATTAGTTACTAATGTTTCAGAACTATCCGAAGATTGCTTATCTCAGTTGGTGCATTACAAACTTATCGAAGAACACATGACTATCTACACCAATTACTTTCCTGTTGTTTCAAGTATCTCTATAACAGAACTTGGAAAAGGATATCTCTACGGCCGACAAAGCAATGATGCTTTTCAACAATCTGTGAAAGCTATTGCCGACTCCGCTAAAGAATCTGCCGACTCCTCCAAACATCTTGCCGAATCAACGCACAAACTCGCTACTGATTCCAAGAAAATTTCTAAATCTGCAGAGACTTGTGCTGATCTTGCATACAAGAAATCCAAAAAGGCTGATATCAAAGGATGGATTTCTATTGGTATCGCAGCATTTGGTGCTTTCATTGAGTTTGCAATTCATCATTCTGAAGTAATTGCTTTTGTCAAATCACTCTTGGGAGTATGACATGACAAAAGAATTGGAATAATAGTGCTAATATTGAAACGACCATTGCTACATCTGAAACCGTTATTTTTGACGGTTTCTTTTTCTTTCTATCTTTTCTCATCTCTTCTCACCCCACTTTCTTCTCTGGACCATCTTTCTCCATTGCGTCTCTTGCCTTGAGCACTTCTACGCTTCCCTTTACTACCAGGAGGCTTTCTTTGTCTAAATGCTTTAGGTTCTCTACAGTTTCTTCAATTAATCTTTTCTGTTCTTCACTC